AGTTTCTATCAGACTCAATCAGATCTGAATAAATTTAATAAATTCCTTCCATTTGACTCAATCTCATCTGAATAAACTCTATTAATTCCTATTTTTTTATTGGTCTAAAGTTTTTTTTTATTTACAAAATAATGAATATTCTTTTAGTATTCCGTGGCGAGAATCTACGATTTCGTAATGATACAGTAAAAATTTATAATAATGGTAGTGATTGGTTGGATATTAGACGTTGTATACCTAACAATAAAGTTCGTATTATTGAGTCTTTGCGCTCAGCAGGAAATACTGTTGATATTATGTTCTGTACATATGAATCAGAGCACTTAACTGATTTTGTCAACGCATATGTACCAAAGTATATACATCTATTTGAGCATAGTAAACTATATAATGCACATCATGTAAGTGTTAGCAATACTCTTAATTCTATATTACCTGTACATACACAATATGATCGTATTATATTATTAAGATTTGATTTATTATATAAAAAGAATATATTGGATTGGCCCATTTGGGATAAAAATGGAGTCATAATACCTTGGAAAGTGGAATCAGATGAAGCATATGAACGTAGAAAGTGGTGCAATGATCATATTATTATAATTGATTCAACATATTTTCCAACTTTTAATTCTGTCTTTCAAAATTCATTTAAGAATTACAATGGTGTTACATCTGGAATTCATTTTATCACAGATGAACTTTACAAAAATGGTACGGTCCCATTTTACTTTATGGAACGAATAGTTTGGTCTGGAGATAGCAACTCAACAGAAACTAGTGACCCTATGAAGTGTAATCCATATACAATTAATTCACTTTACCCATACGCATTTTCTGATTTACATCTTACATATGTCTAGATGTATTACTTAAAACCAATATTGTCTTTTATAGTAAATGACAATATTGTTTAGTCTTTCTGCTGGAAGAAATACGGTATGTACTATAAAAAGATGTTTAAACGTTTTAAAGTATAATCCTAATGATATTCTAATTGTTAATTGCGATGTAGGTATTGATAAAATTTCATTAGAAACAAGCTTATCAGAATATATCAATACGCGTTTTTATATTAATCCAATTCCAAGAACACCTAATAGATTTCGTCACAATATTCTTGAAGCACATTGTGTAAATTATACATATATACGTGATAAGAATATTGTATTTGATACTATTTATTTAATATCAGATCAAGATATGTTTTTTAAATACGGATTGTCTAAACTAGTAAAGAATTATCACGCTGGATTTCTTATCTGTTCTAATTATATTAAACCTACCAATTATAAACAAATAGGATTTGCAGGTGATTTTTATATAAATCAAAAGAAAGATCCGTTTTGTATCTATGGAATTTTAGAAAATAAACAAATTACTCGTGTTGTATCGGAACAGATTGAAGGATCCTTTTATTGTAGAATGTTATTTGAAAAAATGCTACAGTACTTGGAGTCTTTTCCTATTCATTATAGTAAAATAGAAGCGGCAAATTGTGAAGAATTTGTATTTGGAAATCTATATATTAACATATTTCAAGATGAATTCCCTATTCACTTACCCATTTCAACTATCTTTCGTCATGACACAATTATAGATTGTCCTGATGAACTATTTAATATTATAACAAGACAAAAAGAGAGACAGTCAATGATCTCAAGTAACGCATACGAATCATTTCATATGTATACGTATGGAATAAAAAGGGTAAAGTATCAAGAGAACCTTGATCAAAAGGTAGATGACATTATCAGTAAAGCAAAGGTATACCTTAGAGAAGTAGGTGCAGATAATTCATTAGATATAAACCCAGAGTAACTATAAAAAATATATGAATTCAACCCAACAACTTACACAGTTTATTATATCAAATACACCGTGTATCTTTGTAAAATATGGAGATGGTGAATTTGCTGCTGCCAATTATAGTCAAGGCGCTAATTGCGATGGTACATCTTATTCTGTACAACTAGGAAATTCATTAAGACATTCATTTGAATATATTACAAATCAACCTAACGCCCTTATTGGTGCTTGGCATTCAGCATCTACCTTACCTTTTTGGGAGAATCTTACACAAAAAAAAGTGAATTGGGTAAATTACCATACCATTTTAATTGATACGATTGAGAATTTTGATAAACTCTTACTTTTAAAATCAATTAAAGAAACACAAAGAAAAAAAATCTATGTAGCAAATCCATTATTAAGGAAGGCAACAGTTTTACTAAATATAGATACACATGTTAAAATTGCCTATTCGGACTGGTTTTATACTTCATTTGAAGAAACATTTGAGGCTGTAAAAAAAGAGATTCTAGAAGATTCAAATACTATGATCCTTTTTTCGGCAGGAATGGGTGCTAAGTACTTAATTTCTAGACTTCATATGGAATTTCCTAATGTAATTTATATTGATGTAGGAAGTGGGCTTGATCATATTTGCACTAAAAAAGATACACGAGGTTATAGTCCACCCTATGATGATTTATGTTCATACCTTCAACCCATTTTACCAGAAAACTGGGAGTCAGACCAATATAGTTCTCTTTATTCAGATGCTAGGACAAATCTTGGTAAACATATGCCAAATTAGTAAATTACAAAGCCACCATGATTATCAATATTTGTAAGAATACCTAGGTGATCTATCTCTATTGACTTTCCTATTAAGTTATGATAATTTAGAAATAATTGTAGTACTTCTTCAATATTATGTCCTTCTGCAAGAAGAGCAGGCACATTACTATAGAACAATTTAAAATACTTATAACGCATAGCATAAAGAAAAGAGTACTGTTGATTTATTTGAGACTTACAGAATATAGAAGCTATTGATAGATGTGACTGAGTTTCCTTTACCAAATTTACAAATGTATCATCAATTAATAAATATCGACCCGATACTTTGATTACAAATGTATCATCTGAAATACTGCTTGAATTAATTGATTGAAGTAATAGTTGAATTGCCATATATTCTTTTAATGATTTTGTATGAGCCTGTATATCTCCAGATGATATTTTAAGTAAATGATTAAATGGAAATTTATCAAAAGGAGCACTTTTACTATTATAGATTGTACTACACTCGCTTAGTACTCCATAAACTGGAATATTATAAGAAAAAATCTTATGAAGGGAGAACATATACTCAACATATCGCTCAATATATGGTTCAATATCTGCGCCTGTGGTAATGAAAATAATCGGATTCATTAATATATGTATAGCTAACATTATTTAAACAGGCATCTTGGTCTACTATAAAGTATGAAGATTCTACAAATTGGATCTTCTCATCCGCGAAATCAAGAATTTTTTCAACGTATTTGTCATAAGCTAGGACACGAATATGAACAATCTGGATGGTTTAATTGTTCTGATAGAGGATATGATTTAATCTGGTCACCTGGTCAATGGTTTAATCCTGATCGATTCCCCAATTCAAAAATTTTATATGGGCCTCAATTCTGGGTATTTCCAAATTCTACTCATCCTATGTTTTCTGAAGCTCGTAAAGAACACGGTAACCGCTGTATATTTACTTGCTTATCACCTTGGGTTCAGAAACTGTACCACGAGTTTATGGATATTTCTGTATCTAAGATTCCGTTCATACCTTTACCCTTTGGTGTTGATATTCCACCCTTTGTAGAAAAGGGTGAATGTGAATTGGACTGTATTCTCTATTTTAAGAATCGGCACCCAGATTTGCTGCGATTTGCCACTGAATTTCTACAAATGAAGGGTCTCAGATTTAGAGTATTTATATATGGCTCCTATACATTAGCTGATTATTGTCAAACTCTGAAGAAATCGAAATTTGTAATCTGGATAGGCACTCACGAATCTCAAGGATTTGGTATAGGAGAGTGTATGGCATCTAATACTCCCCTGTATATCTATAGTGTAATCTCTATGAAAGAAGAATATTCTGATCAGAAGTTTGTATATGAAGAATATACTGAATCATTACATGCTGTTACTGCATCTTATTGGGATCCATCGTGTGGTGAACTTGTATCATCGCAAGATGAATTTTGTAGTCGATTTGACGATTTTATTGCGAAGTTAGATCAGTACAGACCTTGGGAGTTTGTTAATAAAACACTTTCTGATGAAGTATGTTTTAAGAGAATTTGTGATGCTTTTGGTATAGAAAATGCTTGAATTTTATACGGTACACCTCTAGAACGCCTCGAGCCAAGGTGCCCTCTCATCCTGCGGCAACTCCACCTCATCCATTAACTCCGTTGCGAGCTTAATTTTTTCTTCAGTTGATAAATCCTTTCTAGATAAGTTCGCAATCTGCTCTTGAAAGTACTGCTTACTTGATGAGGGTGGCTTGATTGTCTCATCAAAGCCAACAAGCACATTTGCCAGACGGCTCAAATGACCCTGTGCACACATTCCAACAGACTCATAACACTCCTCCCAAAGCCGCTTTGTAAGTTCAAGACGAATGTCACCCTCATACGTCTTAATCTTGGCCCAGATTCCTCGTAAAGCCTTTCGATACTCAAAATCTCCCTTCTTAATAACCGTGCGGCACTTACCCCACTTTTGCATATCTTCATAAACCGGTGACAGAAGTTCGATTGACTCAGGAATCGTAGTAATCCAAGCATTAATTATCTCATCTAGAGTGTTTTGACCCTTAGGAATCACTGTTTTGCGAATAATCGTAATGCCATCATTGGTCTGATTGACAACTGCTTGAGTGTGAACATTCTGACCATCCTGAGCAAGGCCAGCAAGCCCATCCTTCTTGATTACTTTCTTATTTTCAAACTCCTCTGTGATCCACAGATCGAGAAGACCATAGAGTCTCTTACGAACCTCATAGAATGCCAAGAACTGTACCTCATACTCTAACCAATGCAGTTTATAGTTTTCATCTGCTGCACGCCTTCGAATCCAATTACCCTTCTTAAGTAAGTAAAGATAATCATAGACTTCCTTCTCAAAATCATTCGCAAGCTTCAGTCCAAAGTGAGGATTCTTATTTGGATTAAGATCCTTGCTCTCAAGAACTTCATCCACATATTGCCAAATTACAGACATTAAGGAATCATAACTTTCATTGTTCACCCACTTTGATGAAATTATAGGAAGATATTTGTCTTTAAGATTCTTAGAAGGCATACTATACTTACATACCTTTTTGGTAGGCGTTGATTGCGATCAATTTTTACGTTTAAATACTAGTTGATAGTTATAAGAAACAACGTTTAAAATGGGATATAGAGTTTATATTCTATGTCCCATTTTTTTATCTACGCTTCAGGCAACACTGAATCGGCAATACCTTGATAAATTAAGTCGCGAATACAAGGCTACGAAAGTATATTATAGTGAACTATCTCATAGTTTTCTGTATGCTGTTGAGATTGATAGTAAGTCAGCAGTTACCTTAATTAATTCTCTTCCTAGCCCATTTTCCGTACTGTACATTCATTACGGCAATACTTTACTCTATGTTAATATTCCTATTTACAGAAAATCATTTCCTTGCAGATCACGAAATCCGGTAGAGGTTGAATTATTCTGGGCTGCGACTCGCTGTCAAAGACAATCGCTCATAGGATCTAATTCTCACGAACATAGAGCGCATCACCCCAACTTGCACCTGTCATATTAATCTGAATACGAACAAATCCGTGCTCCTGTAAAAATAGATCAACATCCTTCAATTCTCCACATCCCTCATAAACCTGAGCTGTATTTACTTCCGTATAAATTGCATCCGCATAATTAATATATTCACCCATACTCTTCAGCACATCAAGTTCCTTTCCCTGAATATCTAGATTCCAAAAATTACACTCCTGAATAGGCACTCTATTCTTTTCAATATATTTTTTTCCAGTCTGAGTCATAACCTTCCGATTCTCAGTAATATAAATATGAGGATAATGATTCTTATGTGTTCCAAGAGGTAGGATACTAGATGACTGTCCATTGTTTGTGATATGAAACTCAACTTCCTTTTCCTCATTATCTAGAGCAGCGCAGACTACATTAGGAATACCCTTAGCATTCATCTGATCAACCTTCTCCTGAATCGCATCAACCCAGTAGACCTTTGATCTCTCAATTCCCTCATTTTCATATGCCTCTAGTTCCTCGCATTCGTGAGCGCCAATATGAAGAATACCTCTTGTTATCTTTCCATAATGTTGTATTGCTACACTACAATATGAAAAGGGAATTAACATTGCGATCTCTACCTATTTTTATCTTCTTAGTCTTTAGACAGAAAGACTAATATGGTAATTACTCAGTACCTTTTTGCACTCTATATGTCATCAATTGATGCAATCATACTAACTCTTTTAAAAGCACACAAAATGGGAATGATAGAAGGCTGGTGGGTGTTTCCGCTATCCTTCATTACATATGGATTTCAATCAATTGTCTTTTATTTTGGATTAAGCTTCAGTTCTATGACTGTTCTTAACGTCATATGGGATGTAATTAGTGATGTTATTGTAACCTTAATTGGCGTCTTGTATTTTGGAGAGTCTCTCAATACAATGCAATGTATTGGTTTAGCACTTTCATTGACAGGTATAACATTAATGGGTGCTCATAGTGAAGTGCCTACAGAAACAAAAAAAGAGACTGAAAAATAAATTAAGTTTTTTGTTAGAATTTATAAGAGTTATACTTGATTTAGCAACCGTTATCAAAGAACTCGTGACGCTGGTTGTTGAGCAGGTGCGAGAAGTACTCACCTACACGAGTACTGTTCTCCTGGGTATGCTGAATCTCCTGAGTATCCTGGTAACGAGGCTGGCGAGTCAGACGGCTCGAACGGCGGGGGGCCGCAGGAGGCTCTACAGATGTGGCATATGCAGAACGCTGCGGGGTCGCAGTAACAGGAAGAGACGATGTCTGCGGATAACTCACTGAGGGAGTAACCTTAGTGACATCCTCAACCAGATCAAGGCCAAGGTTCAGTAGATCCTGAAGGTGCTCACGGACATACAGATCCTTTAGTGAGGCGCCAGTAAACAGAACCCGCGGCATCAGAGGTACATTGACCTGAATGCTCTCGTAGCCATCATCATCCAGGCTCAAGTTCTTCAGAAGATGATAGAGATACTTCATCACTGTATCCTTAGTGGTACCCTCAAGGCGATGAGTCACCTTATCACCCTGATTCATATCCTTCATCGTCACCTCAAACTCATTCAGATCAAGATTCTTACGAATCGTAATCTGGTCATCGAGAGATGAATCATTCGACTTCTTGATCAGAACAATCTGGAGGTTGCAAGAGGTGTATGTAGTGACCGTCATTCTAGCTATACTAAAAATAAGGTGCTACAAGCGTTCAATTTTTGTTCGCGATTTTTTTTAAACACTTACCACTCCTGATAGAAGCACCCGTTGTCATAAGTGAAGTACTCCTGAATAGTATCCTTATTATCCACTTCAACCTTATAAGTCTTATCTTGAATTGTAATTTTACACGTCCATTTCTTACCTGGTGTTACTTCCTGCAGGTTCTCCTTAATCTCCTGTACAAGAGTTTCTTCTAGAAAGACAAGAGAATTGTGATCTACCTTGGCGCTGTATGAATCACGAGGGAACCAAAACTCTGGAAGGAAATCAGGGCCTACACGAAAGCACGGTGGAACTGAGCCATAGTCATCAATCTCAGTGTAAGGAAAGACAACCCCCTGATCCTCGTGCCAGAAGAGAAGGTTCTCATTCCTGTATCCACGCTCTTGGAGCCACCAGAGAATATCACCGTGCTGCACCTTCAAATTATAGGTCTTCACTGCTAAATTAGCCCAGTACTTGAGTTCATCGCTATGCAACTCAAGCCAATCTGGCTTTACCTTCTTGTACAAGGCAATATCCTGACTACGATACCCAGGAAGATCCTTAATCCCCTTCAGATAAAGCCGCTCTAGCATTTCAGCACGAATAATCGGTTCAGTCATCTTAGATGAGTATACTGATTATTTACTTCTAGAAAAGTTCAATTTTTACTTGTATTATTAATAAGAGAAGAGTGTAGTCGCACGGCCTCCGTAAATACGCAGAATATTGTATGTCTGCGCATAAATGTGTGTTATATACCGATTTGTAAAGTCATCATTGATATTCTGTGTTTGACCGTGAAATGCTAGAGCGAGCTGTGTATGCTGGACCTTATCCAAATTTGCTTCACCTGCCGGCAATGAAATTGGTCTTAATCCATTCTGTAAACCAAATGGCAGATTGTAAAAATATCGGTTGACCCAAGGAGCCTTGCGCTGCTCCATAGAAGGAATCAGTGATCTAAAAAGCGCAACATTCTCAGTGCTGTATCGCGTCAGAGTTTCCTCATAGGTTAAGGAGAGCCACCGAATCGGCTCCGAATCTCTCGTTGAAAATCCAGGTCTTAACGAAGGTCCATAAAATCGTTGATCTAGACCACTCGCATCAGGCCACCACGGACCATTCGGATACAGATTATTACTAAGATCACGAGTCGCTAAAAATGGGGCATTATAGGATGGAGCCTCATATCGATTACAGTAAAAAAAGAGATCCCGTGTCGGATTTGGTACGAATAATTGTGTTCTCATAAAGGTATTGGATTGGTTGTCAACAGGATCAAATTCATAATGCTGCACAATCGGTGTCTGAATATCTGCGATTCTAAATCTGTTTGCCTCAGGCTTGTCGAGATAGATATACTCAACCAGCAGATAGGCTTCAGGTATTGTCATTTGCGTTGGCATTGAGACTCCTGGAATTTCAGTAACACGCGGCTGGCTATACAAGGTCGGATTCAATCCACCGAGTACATAGCCACTCGCACTTGTTTTATAAAACTTAGCACCTTCAAGCGGCCATAGATTTCCTCCCGCAACGACTGAATTTGCCTGAGGATTCACTAAAGATGAAGCAATAATAGATGGAATTGGCTGACCATTATAAGTCGTATTCAAATTCTGAAGACGTGAATTTGTATAATACAAGGCGTTTATAGGATTGTAAGAAATTGTGATTCGCACCTCATCCACCGACAATGCATCAATGGGTAAAGCTGATGCAGGATCATCACGACAAAACCAAAAAGGAAGAGGTGTTACAACTTTCTGTGATGTTGTATTGACACCAAAACTCTGCTGATTAAATCCATTATCAGCTCTGCAGAGCTGCCGATTTGCTTCAACTACCTTTTCAATCGGTGTCTGAAACTCATCTATGATTTCCATTAAGGCACCTGGAATTGCATCAAGCAAAGATCCACCAATTGAAAGACTAGCCTCATTAATCAGTGCGTGACCCAAACTATTCGTCCAGCTAAAATAAGGACCAGCAAACGTAGAGCCTGCCGCTACTGCAGCAGCCTTTGCTTTCAATTGCTGCGTAGATATATCAGGCATCATCGTCACCAAGTAGACACGACCAATTAATTCTCCGTGAACAGGAAGACGAGCCACAGCAGACGTTCCAAAATTAGGGAGTGTATCAAAATCAACTCGGATCCACTGTGTTCCATATCGACCCGCTTTGATAAAGACTTTCTGAAAAGAATCTAGACTTGGTTGATCCTTTGGAGGCTGGAGCCTCTCATCTTGAACTCCTGTTGAGATGACCTTCAATAGACTTGCTACCATTTCTTCTTACTTGCCTCACAGGATTTAGACGGCCGGGTTCGTCTTCTTTGAGCGTGTGACAATTGAATAAGCCGTGTAAAAGGTAGCCTGCTTGCTATGCTGCTTACACGTATGAATGGATGGTATATCTTGACCTTTAATATAAGAGGAATTGTGCTTACATCCCTTTCCTGTCAGACAAGTACCTTCACACTTATAACGATACTGCTCTCCCACCTTTACCTTGTTAGTGAGCCACGCCTTGGATGACTCATTGAAGAAATCAGCAGTAAACTCTGAGTTGCCTGCTGCCATCTTTTATAAAGTATACTTCATTGGAATAGCTACCGTTATTCAATTTTTTAGACAATTGAGCATTAGATCAGCGGTCAAAAAATCAAAAAAAATATGTTATTGATATGTATATGCCTTCTATAGTCTATGGTGGTCTAAGATATACACAAACAAGACATTCCATATATTGTAAGAAATGTTTAGAAACGATAGAAAGCAAGCATGTACACGATTTCAAAATGTGTTCATGTGGAGCAGTAGGAATTGATGGAGGAATCTCTGCTGGAAATCGTATACTAGGACATCTATCGGATATGGAAGATCGAAGTATGTATTGTGCAATTGTTGATAAAAAGAAGGTATGGCTACCACAAACGGCTATTGAAGAATATTTCAAAAAAATAGTCGATTAAAATATCAAGCAATTTAGTCAATAAAGATCTTATTACAGATTCCATTTTCAAATCGCAGCCACTGAAAGGCAAATACAAAGACGTGAACCTCCCACTCCGTATCCTCTGTGCCACCAGGCGGCTTGACATCCAGTGTTAACCGTAAAGAACTTAAACGGCTCGCATTGATTGTTCCACTTGGATTATGCTCGCCAGGATGAGCAGCAAAGGAATAGCCATAAATAAAAGAATCATAGGACACCTTGCCCCCTTTATGAGCACGGCCAATATGAGACCGAAACCATTCTTCATCCTTATAAATAATATCCATTCCATTGGCTTGTATCCGAGCCTTTGATAAAAGAGGAACAGCAGGAGAAAATGTCGGATTATAGTCTTTCTCAAGAGTCGCACTAAAATTAGTCCAGTCATTATTGAGAGTTATAGCTGCCTTACGCCTTAGAAACCAGACAATTTCTTCAACCGGTTGATTTGCTTCGAGAGGTAACTGAACTGTAATGATATCACTTCCTGTCTTATTTACAACATACTTCATAGGTTCATTAAAGTCAAACTGCTGAATTTCTCTGAATGCTCGCTCAAAGGGGGTACGAAAGATTGCATCACGATAAGGACCATCCACTAATTGACCATATGTCAGAAGTTGAATTTGCCGTAATTCTGGAGGATACTGAGCTGTTGTAATTGTCTTTGTAGGATACCCAATAATTGCTGTATCTGTAAATGAAAATGTCTTATTCATTGGTGTATCTGTACACGAAGCACGCGTACCTGACGCAATTCGCACAATCTGATCAAACCTTTTCAGAGTCACACGCACACGAACAGTACCATCACGACAGGCTAGATTAGGAAATGTTTCCTGAATACGCTCTCTTAACAAAGAGAATACAAGAGGAATTGTTATCCAGCCATCTTCTGCAGGAAAAATCCGAGTTGTTGGAAAGGCTTTTATATCAGCAATAGAATAACGGCCTTCTACAGATGCACCTCCAAATTGTGAATTTAGTTCTGGAAATAAGGCAGATACAATTGCACACGTATCGCCTGTAATCCGTTCAAGAACCTGATCATCCACTTCCAACGTTGCTTCTTCCAATAAAATTGTACCTAATGAATTTGCATAGGTCCACATTAAGGCAGGATTTTTGTATAAGTAACGCTTACTTGTCAAATATTGCTGCTCTAGAGCACTATACCAATGAGGCATCTGTACCTGAATAAAAAGACCCTGAAGTAAATCTCCACAATCTAAGCTACCAATTTCAAATGTAAAACGCTGACCAAGCTCGGCAGGGCCTATAAAGGTAAATTCACGAAAGACTGATGTAAATGGAATTGTCTGTTGTAGGTCCCCGCGATAGAACCGACTAACTTCGGTTTTTAATGGAAAAAAGAGTCCATCTTGATCATCTCGCGTGATTAAATCAATTAATGTTGTCGCAGTTCCTCTTGGTATTTTGGTCCCATAACTATCTTTCTGACTTATATCAACAGGCATCGGGTCTCCTCTACTTTGTCCCTGTGCTTCCAAATCCACCCGATCCGCGGCTAGTTTCATCAAGGCTCTCCACATAGACAACCTGATAGATATATCCCAGATCAGGCGCTAGAATCTGAAAGAGTCGCGTACCTGCATCAACACTTGCCAGATTTGATCCTACAGATACAATTGGAGCCTTGAGCTCTCCACGATAACTCTTATCAATAATACCACGGCTGTTTGCCATCATAAAGCTTGTCTTGAAGATGGATGACCGGGGTTCCAGTGTATAATGGCAACCCTGTTCATATCGGTCTCCATTTGGAAGAATAGTACACTTAATCATTCGGGCCTTGATTCCAAGAGGCGCAAGCGCTGCGACTGGCCTCGGAAGCTCCTTATTAACAATCTTTACATCATAACCAGCATTATCAGCAAGTAGGTTCTCAACCGTTCCTACAGCAGGATAAAACGGAGCACCTTCAGGAAGTACGACAATCTCCAAACGATACGTCGGATCAGAAGCCATACCTGTATATAGCTTGGCAGTGGGTCAATTTTTGACAGGTGAGGCTAAATTTGAATGCGATTCATTTAGTACAGTAGGGTATTCAACAATAGATGACTGAGTCTATTGAGTACCTCCTACACGCTGATACTGATAATGTCCAGATGGATTATGATAATACTCACGTTATCATCAAGACTCACGTAAAACTCTTTGTAGTTCTCCTTACTCTTCAATTCTTGTGTATTCTATCAAATATGAAGTTTGCTGCTCTCAATATTATTATCTGTCTCTATCTGGTGTCCTATCAGATTTGGACCTGTATTACGATACTCAATGAACAGTTTGAACTTCGCGCAATCGTTGACTCAACGGATGACGATGATCAGGAGGTGGATGAGGATGAAGAGGCTGAGGAGACTCAGGAATCTCAGCGAGAGACTCAGGAAGATGAGGAAGGTGAGGAAGGTGAGGAAGATGAGGAGGATGAGGAAGACACTCAGGAAGAGCATCCTACTGACGAGCACCTTATAAATGAACAGCCTAATGGCAATAATGCTGACGATGAATCTGAAGTAGTTGATTCAATTCCTGCTCCTGCAGATGTTCCAATTCCTGAAAGTGAAGATGAGACTGAGCCTAATGCAGTAGAACCTGATGCAGTAGAGACTCCTGTAATCCAGATTCGTCGCCGAGGCCGTCGGTCAACTAAGAAGGACTAATTTGCAAAACGTAACGTCCCTCTATCCTCTGAAACAATGTAAAGACCCCAACCAATTGTTACTGCGCGTATAATCGTTCTTTTTTGTCCTGAAAGAGATGATGAAAGAGTATCTGTAATATTAAGATAAAGAGTTGGTTTATCTGCTATCGTAAAGTTAAGTGTTCCTGAAGGTGAACGATTTTCAGGTGCTCTATATCCATAGCTTGGACCATAATTAACCGAAAGCCACGATAGATTGAGGCCTGATGTTTTTTCTGATTTTGTAAATGGAGATAGATTCTCCCATATATCAGATGGCCATTCCGTTTCGCGGTCTTTTCCTGCGACAATTAACTTTAATGTGTTATAGAAAGGTCCTTGATTATAAGGATTCTGTAAAGACCAAAGACGATTCCGATCAATATCATATTGTGATTGAAAAAAGACAAGAACGCCTTCAGCAGGGTGCCTACCATCAATTCGCTTCGTCACATATGAAGTACCCCCATTCCCTACAGACACGTAATCGGTCGGATCAAGTGTAAGCTTATTTTCAAAAGGTCTTAGAAAAGGAATCTGAATTTCAGATTGCTTGAGTTCTTTCTGTAAATCTTGACGTATATACTGTTGAGTCGTCTCAAGACTAATAACCGGTTTACCTATCGTCTCTCTTTTTACTGGTGTAATTGATGATACTGTCGAGTTGATATCTGTACAGACTAAATCTGTTCGTGTCCAAGGAGTTGGTTTGACCTGTGAATCTGAACTCTCCACAAGATCTTCAAGTTTACGTAACTTACACCGAAGCCGATATTTCTGACCCGGAAGTGCGACAAACGGTAAACCGCCATCATCTACGTGCGCGGCTCCTATCAGAGGAAGTCTTAGATATAATGTACTCGGTGTTGCATTGTGCTGAATATCTAGAACAGATCCAGTATGTGCTCCAAATTCTTTTAGAGCAAGTGCCTCTTGATTTAATGTACCGTATAGATGTGTCCACGCATACAGAAAATCACCAGAGAATTCCTGTAGTAAAAGTTGATCTTGATAAAATTGAATTGACTCAAAAAGAAAGGCACCAATTCCCTGGCAGTATCCATAGGACACACCACTCGCATCCCGAATCGTTGTAGACTTATTCAGATTTGCAAAATAGATTGGAAGCCAGGTAGGAAGCTCAATCACAAACGCAACAGATTTCAATACATCGCCAAAGATCTCAAACTCCCATTCAACTGATCGGCCAAAGTCAACCGTATTCAGAGGCTGAGATAAACGTGTCTCATTAATGGTCGCCGGCCACGTGTCCATCGTATAGGAAAATGGCACGACTGCATCCTCTTTTTGATTCATAAAAAAGACATCTTTCTGGCCTCGCGCAACGAGTTCATATAAAGATCCTTCAGACGACGTAGCTGGTCTGTCCATCTAGTTTATAGTTGTGTTAATTCTGAATAAATTAGCGAACCGCAATAAAATTGAACTCCAACATAGATACAGTTAAGCTACACCAAAATGGAGCAATATCGTGTCCGTCAGCTGCTTTCCCTGATGGATTCGCAAAACCGAGCATCACTCAAGAAGCTTCTTCCTAAGAAGCTCGTGATGCCCGATGTAGCGACAGGCAAGTATCCATCCGCGATTCTTTCTGTGTTTCCCAAGGGTGAGTCCTACTCGCTCTTAGGATGCATTGCTGAAGAACTGCTACGCCTTCCTCTTTCTCAAGTTAACCTTGTTGCACTGCATACCGCAATTGCAAAGTACTATCCTGAGTACAGCGAGATCAATAAGACAAAGGTTGTAAAGTCCAAGACGACTCAACCCTTTCTTGACCATATCGTGGCAACTCGGACTAAACTTGATGCGGTTGTAAAGGGTCCTCTTACTTTTGACACGGTCGTGAGCTACGAGGCAGTTGAGGGGCATCCTGATGCGCAAACTCCAACGCAACTCTTTGAAGTCAAGCTTACAGGCCTGCTCAAGAAGAACTGGGTTGACTTTCTGTTCCAGATCTTTGCCTACGCAGCACTTCACGAGCCTGCAACTGATGTCTACCTTGTTCTACCCCTGCAAGATACTGTCTGGCACTCGTCCGTAGCTACATGGACAAATCGTAAGGCCTATCGGGACTTTCTGAACACGCTCAGCAAGACACAGCAGAATCCAACTGCAGACTCCTCACCCCTTCTTGGCCTGCTCCTACAGCAGACGCACCATATCGGATGCCACGTACAAAAGCTTAAGACTGTGGCTGCGACGCTAACTGGTCTACAGGATGCCGATCGGAACGCGCCGTATCAGATGTTCCTAACTGGGCCGCAGAGTACCAAGATTACGATGAAGGATGAAGATCTTGCTGCAGCCGCATCTGTGCAGCAGACAGATGCAGTCCGAATGTACGTTCACAGCCCGTATGTCATTAATCTCTGCCACAAACCTGGCAAGAATGAGGACTACGGTCTCGTCTGTCTACAGAAGAATCTTCAGTATGCCAATACGATGGGTCTCAAGGGTGTCGTCGTTCACGTAGGCAAGGCTACAACTGTAGAGCTTTCTGTAGCTATGGAGCATATGCGCAGCAATCTCTTGAAGGCGATAGATACAGCGACTGAAAGCTGCCCAATTCTGCTGGAGACTCCTGCCGGCCAAGGAACAGAAACACTGACGACCTACGATGACTTTGTCTCCTTTGTCCAGTCATTTGCTTCGGCCAAGTTGCGCATCTGCGTCGACACCTGTCACGTCTTCGCAACCGGGCAGAATCCGCTTGACTATATCAAAAAGATGTACACTGCAGATCCGAGTCTGCTGAAGCTAGTACACTTCAATGACTCAGCAACGCCGTGCGGATCCTGTCTAGATCGCCACGCCTTTATAGGTACAGGCAAGATCGGCTATGCAGCGCTCAAGGAGATTGCTGATTACTGTAAAGAGCGTAGCATTCCTATGTTGGTCGAGTAGATACCTCTTTCTTAATCTCAAGGACTCCCTTATCTGCATATTTATTTCTCCACTCTTCCTCATTTTTATAGTAGTTCCCGATCGGTGAGATTTCTCTAAGACTATTATCTGACTCCACACGAACTGTAGAAATTCGTTGGCCGTCTACAAACATTCTCAAGTAAGTCTTTTCCTGTGCTGGCCTATGTATTGATCTACAGTCATTATGATCTGTATAATTCCATCGCTTATTACAATATTCACAATACTGTTTACTGTTTGTCATTCTGATGGTTAATAGTAAATAATCTAGGTCAATTTTAGATGAGTGGATCAGGAGCTCTTAAAAGTGCATTAGCTGTAAAAGACAATAGTCCAGTCAAAAACACTAAAAACACTCAAGGTGTATCCAACGCTGTTAAAAAGGCATTGGCTCAAGCAGAACAAAATGCGGCTAATGCTGCGGCAAATGCTGCTGAATTTGAAAGACAGCAACAGGCACTTCGTGAAGAGATGGCTATGGCAGGTGCAGCAGGAGGACTATCGCAAGGCTCAGGAGTAGGAAATTCACAGGGTTCTGGCGTAGGATACACAACGATGGAAGAGGAAGGTGGTGGTCGCAGAACTCGTAAACACAGTAAAACTGGTAAGAAAAACCGTAAGCACCGTAAAACTACTAAGACAAGTCACAGACGCCATATGTAAATTTGAATGCCTTTTTAATATATTGATGTATACACAAATGCGTCTTATTATAGTTGAATCTCCTGCAAAATGCCAGAAGATTCAAGGGTTCTTAGGACCCGGTCATACAGTAATCGCCTCAATGGGTCATATCCGAGCACTGGCTCACGATCTTGACGCAGTAGGAATTAATAATAACTTTGAGCCTACCTACGAGTTTCTTAAAGAGAAGGCCAAAGCCATCAAGCAGTTAACTGATGCCGCCAAGGGTGCCACATCTGTTATCTTATGTGCAGACGATGACCGTGAAGGTGAAGCCATTGCCTACTCGGTTGCGGTCCTCTTAAAACTCAATATCGCAACGAATCCTCGTGCTGCCTTTCGTGAGATTACACGAAATGCTGTTCTAGACGCTGTAAACAATCCAAGAACAATCGATATGAATCGAGTTAATTCTCAGCAGTCCCGAGCAATGCTCGATATGATGGTAGGTTTCACGATTTCACCTCTGCTCTGGTCCTATGTTGGACCAGCACTATCTGCTGGTCGGTGCCAGACACCTGCGTTGCGGCTTGTTGTTGAGCGAGAACGCATCATTGAGACATTCAAGAGTGAAGGGTCTTGGCTGATATCAGGGGAGTGGTCAACAAATGAAAAGCCCGTAAACAAAAACTCAGTATGGCCAGCCGTAATGACAGAGTCACTGAGTGACGAGGAATCTGCTCAAAACTATCTAGAAAATCACAAAGATACAAAGGTCGGAGTTGTCAAGAAGGCTGAAACAAAGCCCTGGACAGAGTCTGCGCCTCTAGCATTAATGACGAGCACACTCCAGCAGCAAGCTAGCAACCTGTATCACTGCAATCCAAAGAAGACAATGCAAATCGCTCAAAAGTTATATGAAGCAGGACATATCACCTATATGCGAACTGACCAAGAGACAATGAGCG